GAATACTTTGAATTGAATACTTAAACCCTGTTAAGGGCCATATTTTTTAATCAGTTTTTTAATTATTGGTTCCTCAAGTTGTGTTATTCTAGTTTCGCCGTTTATTTTGTTGTGAAAAGTGGATTTACTCCACGGCAATTTTTTATAACAATCCTCTCTAAATGCCTTTTTTTGATCTGTTGTCAACGCATCATAAAAGGGCTTTAAATCGTTCATAATCTTTTCGTTTTTGGGTGTATTTAGTTTTCATCATATAAAAATATATTTTTAAAATTAAATAGCTAGTGTTTAAAGGGGGTTATTAATTCCCCCTTTTTTTGAAAAATCTAAAACGTTTTTTTGTTTTAGTAGTGTTTTGCTCCTGTTTCACATTTGTAACAGTTGTATTGTCCACCTTATTATTTTGGCCCTTAGCTTTGAGCTTTTTATAGTTGTTAGTAACTGATAAATCCGGCTTATCCATTAAGGAATAAGCAAAAAAGCCAACCACTACCATAACGACGCTCCAAAGTGCAAAGCCTATTTTTTTTAGTAGTTCCATTACCCCTCCTCATAAAATAAGTCAGAAATAAACGAACCAACGACCGAAAAGGCCAAGCCTGTATATATTACCCACTCAATATTTTGAGTGGCCGCATAACCAGCGATAACAGCGCCCGCGCTTACTAATGCTTTTCCAATCCGCCGCGCTTTTTTGGGAGTTGGCAAGTGCTCAGAGCCAAATTTTACCTTTTTCATTTTTGAATACTTTTGAAGTGTTGAATAATATAATGACATGTTGCCTCTCCATGTACTGAGGCAATTTGATTAACACCGCTTGAGGAACGCATAAAATCCAAATCCGTCGGATGGTCATAAAAAAAGTTTTCCGTTAGAATAGCCGGAGCCGTGGTGTGTTTTAATATATAAAATTGACTCTCCTTGTCTGCGTCGCCGTCGCTCATGTCTTTCCGCATCCGGCCACATCTTAAATTTTTCCAAGCTTGGGCCGCGGTGTTAAAAAACGTTGTGGCTATGGCGTCGGCTTGCGTTTCTCCTACGGAAGTAAAAACCTCCCATCCGGTGCCTCCTCCGGCGTTGCCATGAATACTCACTAAAAAAACAAAATAGCCTTTTTTAGTGTAAGTTTCAGTTATTTTGTTGGCTATCTCGCACCGCATTGATAAAGGTATATCATCATCCTGAGGAACTAATAAAACGGACTCTATGCCTAAGCTGGTTAACATACCTTTATACAGGCGGGCAATGGTGCGGTTAAATTCCCATTCCATCAAAACAGGCATTCCCAAATTAAGGGGGGAACGTTTGCCCGCTGTGTCTTTTCCGTGCCCGTTGTCGATAATAACCAAAACAGGCATTTTTTTTAATATAATTTGTAAAGCTCTGTAATCAATCATTGTTTTTTAATTGAGTTTGTAAACTGGCTATCCGCTCCCCGTGGGTGTCTAGCCTTTCATCATGTTTATCAAGCTTTCTAAAAATAACCCTTATGCTTTTCTCATTGTCGCGGTTGCGCTCCTCCTGTGAGGAAACATGGCGATCTATTGAGGTGGCAATTTTAGTGATAGCTTGTAAAGCGTCGGAGTGCTTTTGGTCGTTTTTTTCAATGTATCGCTTTAACGCCCATATTAAAAGCGTGGAAATAATCCCAAACATTGTAATTAAAAACCATTGAGCAAATCCAGTAATTACCCAAGTTGTAGCCAATAGCATTATTTTCCTTTTGCTGGCTTCTTTTGGGCTGGTTTAAGTGATTTGAAATACAAACTAATTAACTCGTTAACTTTTGGAGAAAATAATTGAAAGTGTTGGGGTTGACTTGCCGCATTATCAATAAAACTAATAAGCTCGTCAAGTTGCTCCTCAGGAATGGTAATAGTTTTCCGGTCGTGGATTTGTTCTCCAATACGTGAAATATTAATAGAGGAGCCCTGCAAATACAATACATTGCCTAATGTGTTGGATAGCTCCGCACCTGTGGCAACTGTTTTTTTATCAAGGTCTAACACCTTGAAATCTTTAAAGTCGAATACTATTTTACTCATGACTTGAATACTTTTAATTTGCTCAGATACAGTTGAATAGTCTGTATCTGAGCGTTTGAATACTTTGAATAAATTGAGAGGGACAAAAGAAACAATAAAATTTTAATAGTCCAAACTTTGGACAAATATTAATTAATTTTTTATTGTAGGTAATTTTCCGGAGCGTCAAAAATTTGTTTTAAGTCCGCTTTCATTTTAGCGCTCAATTCATCAAAATTATCCTCCATTGTCTCGGTTGTGCTGTGGCTAAAATTACTCCCATCCTGAGTATGCATGTGTTTAACTATCCGGCTGGTCTGGCCGCCCTCTGTTTCAATGCGGGCCTCTCCGCTAACTTGGCCGCCCTCTAGTTTTCCATCAATCAGCTGATAACGATAAAATAATGAATAACCATTAAATAACTCGGTTAACTCAATGGTTTCCGTTTTACTCTTTAACTCCATAAGTTTTATTTTTAATTTGGTTCAACTTCTTTTAAATGGTCGTACTCTCTGTTTTTCCGGCCCCTGCCGTTTTCATCGTCAACGGAGCCACCGCCGCCCCCGCCGGAAAGTATAACATCTTTTGTTTTACTTTTTTTATTGCGGCGTCTAATTAAATTATAAACCACCCATCCGGCAAAGCCTAAGGCTAAAATCAAAGCAAATGTTTTCATAATAATATAATATTTAGAGAAATAAATTGTTTTTTACTGTCCTCCGGCTTGGGCCATTGAAATCCAAGTATAACTATCTCTTAAAACTCCGTTTAAATATAATTTACTTGTGTACTGTGTATTTTCATCAAGTATTATAAAATTCTCAGTAAAAATCTGATCTGTACCGGATAACATTATAGTATAATCTTTATCCATAAATCCACCGACCGCGTTGTCTGTTCTGTAAATTTCAACGGTTATAGTGCCCGTATAACTCACGGTGTTAACTCTTGTAGTTACTACGTTTGTCGATACGTCCCAAGTGGTTGTAAATTTATTAACATATGGATTAGCTGGCGTTGCATTTAAAGGCACATCAACCCAAAACGGATTATCCGCGGTTGTTTTCCGCGGCAAAGCATAACGGCCATTCGCAACGTTAGCCGCTCCCCATGCCTTATATGTATCAGTAAGAAAGAATTTTAATGTTAATTCTGTTGAGGATAAACTTGAAAAATCAACATCAATGCCGCCGCCTAAACTCTCCTCACTCGCCCAATCGATTAAACCACTATTCCCGTACACTTCAACGCCAAGCAATAAGGTTCCGTATCCGGTTAAATCCAATAGGCTAACTTGCCAGCCGTCAGAGGTGGCAATTAATGGCATAAATGTATAGGCTCTTTTATCAAATGCATCCGGAGGGTTTCCAATAGATAACGGTATTTGGGCCGCGTGGTCGTAACCCCTAAAATGGCCTAAATCATAAGGAGAGCCGGAGCCGCCCAAAGGTTTTAAATACGCCCATAATTGAGTATCAGTATCATTGTAAACGGGTATTGATAGTGAGTAATCATTACCCGTACCAAGCCACCACTCAGCGGAGGTGGTTTTTTCATACCTTACAGGCTTTTTTTTACTCCACGGGTTGACATTAGACGAAACGCATAGAGTACCTAAATCATTACTACTATGATTTAATGCCGCTTTAACTGCGTCAATTGTTAAATTTGTTTCATTTAATGGCATAAGATTAATTTTTCTTTAGTTCTTTAATTTCGTTTGATAACTCTTTAATAGCGCCGATTAAATAAGGTATTAACTTTTCATATTTAACGCCTTTGAATTTATCATATATAGGCCCAACAATGTGCATTAGTTCCGGTATTTGCTCCAATTCCTGAGCTATTACACCATTATCATAAACGCTGTCCTTAAGGCTCATTAATTGCTTACCCTTATCATTATAATCAAATGAATAGATGTTAATTTTATTAATAACATTTAAAGCATTAGTAAGGGGCTTAATATTGGTTTTTAATCGTTTATCTGATGTTGAATAGGCTTGTACTGTACCTGTTGCTTTTATATTGCCATTTTGTGCATCAAGAAAAATTCGCGCAACACCTGCACTTGCAACATACATACCCCATGAGCCACCAAAGCTTGATAAAAATGATGCCATACCTCCGTTAGCAAATCCAACTCCAAACATATTACCTAAAGTATCTTCGTTTGGGTTGTAACTACTTCCAATTGTGTAAATCGGATTTGTTTTTGCTCCATTACTACCAATATTATTGTAACTACCTTCTAAATGTCCTGAATTATGTGCTGACCTTATTATGTTATTTGTTGTTACAAGTTTACCGTTATAGCCAACCGTAAACCGATTAACCCCACCAACAGCAAAATAAAAGTTTGACGTTGAATATAAATTATGAAATACAAATGAATTTGTTGCTACACCTGATACTGTATTTTGCATTGCATCATAATCGGTTTCATTCAATCCTAAAATAGTACCAACAGCACCGCCATCTTGTTTGAAGTGTATGTATGGATTATGTGTTTCTGTCACATTATCAGTATCAGCATCTAATACAATACCTGCATCAGCTTTACTTTGTATTACAATTGCTCTATTTGCACTATCACTTGTATTACCAACATATAGACTACTTCCAAAATAAGTTGGATAACGATTATAATAGTTGATATACATATTGTAACCTGTTGCGCTATCAAGATGCATATTACCATTAGTGACAGATATAGTACCAATTGATGTAGTTCTTTTTGCTGGGTCACCACCAACACTAATATATTTACCTGCATTTAATCCTGCTATCAACATTCTATTTGCTGACGTATTAACAGTATCGCCAAGTGTTAATTTAGTTGAACCTTGTCTTTGTAATTGAAAATCACTACTATAAGATGTTATGCGGTCATTACCACAATTAATAGTCTTATCAAACCAATATGCTGCTCTATCAGTTTTAAAATGCGTCCAACTTGTATTTTGTGCACCTATCTCTAACCAACCACTATTAGTTTGAACTTTAACACTACTACCTGCACCTTCAAGTAATTGTGTATTAGTATCAGTTAAGTAAATTGAACCACTTATTAAAGCATTACCATTAACATCTAAAGCTTGTGTTGGTATACTATTTCCACCTATATATAATCCTGCACTCGTTATATTGGCTTTTATCCCGGCTCCGTGAATACCAATATTAAATGATATTTTACCTGTTGATGAGGAATTACTTATATATACATTTCCTCTATTACCGATAAGTCCGTAACCATCAACACGTAATGTGTTAGCTGCTGGCGATACATTAGTTAATAAACCATTAAGATAAATTCCACCGCTATACCTACCATTCCCAACAACATCAAGTGCCTCGGTTGGTGTGTTTCCGTCGCCTATTCTTAGCTTATTAGGTATTTTAATTGTATTATCTCGGCCAATTAAAAAGGAATTGTAAGAACCTGTTAAATTTCTTATTCTAAAACCGGAGGCCGCATCATTATAAACACCCCACGACCAACTATCATAATATGAATAAAATGCTAGTGTATTGGTTGAAGCGACTCTTTGCGTAAAATTCCAAGAACCTGTAACGGTTGCGCTCTCCGCTTTCCGCGGAAAATCTGAGGCATGGTAGCCGTCCAGCTTGTCGCTGTCCGCCGCTTTGCTTGTAATGCCTAAATACAATCCGGAATGATTGCCCCAGCCGTAAGCCGCGGCCCATTGCGTCCGCTCTGTATCGGTAATAAAACGGCGGAGGCTATCCGTGCTTATCATTGAGGCCGGATGAGTGGCCGGATGAACGTATTTGTTAAAATTAGAACTTACCCAGCTCTCTAAGGCGTAACCTGTTAAATCCGGAGTTAATCCGGATAAATCAACACTATTGCCGCCGGATATTGAAAGCGTATTTGAGTTAAAAGAGAGGGTTTGAGGAGTAATGACGCTCTGATCTAATGAAATAACCCCATTATTAACATTAATTCCGGCCCCTATTTGAACAATTCCTTTTTGTGCTGTTGTGGCTATGGGTAAAGCGTCAAAAATGGAGCCTATGCCCTCCGGAGAGGTGGCATAAGCTTTGAGCCCTCCGGTGGTGGCTATTGAGGCGCTAACCATAAGCGCCCCCGTGGCCGCGTCAAAAGTAAAATAGTTTTCTAACCAACTCCGCCCGCTGTTGGCTGTTTCATTACTAACGCTTATAGCTTGGGCCGCCGTTACATTGTTAGCCCTAAGCCTTTTGTTACGTGGTAAGGCGGAAATTTTAAGCTCTTTAACAAATAAATCCATTTTTACTCCTTTACTATGGTTAAATTATCCCGTTTTACCTCTGTCATGTTTAAGGTTATTTCTTCGCGGCGGGGGTTAAATTCGTAGCCTAAGGCCAATAACTTAGGATTATTAGGGAGGTGCTTACTATCCGTAAATAAATTAATAACCGGATTAGGAACTAATGTACTATTAAGCATAACACCGGAAAGCTTAACAGCTGGGGCCTTATAATTACTAATAATTGTATTTAATAAAAGGGTTTCCGCGTTGTCGGTTATGCCCGCCCGTTTAATCCTATCTAAATAAAAATGCTGGTTATTGCGTTTGTACATAAAAGCGGCCCGCTCCACACCATCGCGGCGGGTGCCATGCATTAAATCAATTTCCGGCCCGTCGTTTTTAACCTGTTTATTTAAAACGCTTTCTATTATAACATCACTATTAACCACGTCGGAGCCAGGATAAAAGCCAATATTTGAGGGTAAGGCGGATTTTATTGTTACTCTTAAGTTTTTAATCCTTACATCCTTAACATATTTATATTGAGTTGTTTTGGTGTTATTTATTTGCTCCTCTGTCATGTCGTCAAGTAATAAATATGAGGAGGTGCTAAAATGACTTACAAATTCAACGGATAGCGTACCCTCATAGCCGTATAAAGCCGGAAATAATGGTATTACAAAAGAATCCCCGCCGTACATATTGCGACATTTCGCCCAAGTGTCGCTAATATTTGAGGTGGCAATATCCGCGGTTTCACCGGAATAAAAGGCTAAGCGCGTAAGCTTTGGAGTGGTTGACCACGGCAAGCCATACTGTCCGGCCTCCGGATTAAAATAATGATCTCCTATTTTTATATATGCGTAAATATAACCCGCTCTTATAGTGGTTGCGCTCTCCTCGCTATCGTTGTTTAAATCCTCTTTCGTTCTAAAATAAGCGTCTAATTCAATGGAAATAAAATTTAAGCTTTCAATCATGTAAGGAGAGGGCATAATTGTTTTAATAACGGGTTGATTATTACTCATGTCCGTTTTATCGTCGGGGTTATTATCATTATCCCATTTGCAATAATAATCTAACGGGCTGGGAATGGTTAGATTATTGTCATTTTGCCGGATAATATAACCGTTATTGAAAGCCGCGTATTTTGAGTTATTATCATACGCCCACTCTGTCCATTTATAGCCATTTGTTACGCCGTGGGTTAATGTTGTACGGTTAAAATCAGTATATAAAAACTCATCGGCATCAAATTTGATGTTTAAAATAGGATTAACCCCATAAGGCGAATAATTGATAACCTGTTTATTAATGGCGTCCTCATAATCCAAATGCTGGCCCTGTCCTTTAAACTCCATTTCATTTGATAAATCCAAAGTATTAACCAGCTGGCTAATGTTCACGTCCTCAATAAATGAAAAATCAATGCATGAGTATTTTTTTAATACTATATCTGTGTCTTTCTCAAGGGCGTTAATGTCATAAATATATAATGAGTTATCAAAAGGGTTAAGCCGTATTTTTGCGCCGTGCGGGGCTAATATAGCCCTTAATATTTCGCGTAATGTCATGCTCTCCCCAAGCTCATCATAGTAATTGTCTGTTAAAACCTCTAACGTATGTAAGAGCGACTCCCCCGCCTCAGCTGGCACATAATCCACGTCCTCCCCGTCAAATTCATATACAATTGTTGAACTTAAGGCAATGTATAAGCTAGTGTAAGGCAAAGCAATTTTTTGAATAATTAATTTTATTACATCAAAAGCGCTCATAATGCCCTCATAGCGGGCGTTAAACTCATTATATAAATACAACCGCTCTAACAGGTTAAGCCCATCATTAGCCGGAAACTGAACCCCGTAATTAAAGGAGCGGGCGTAATCTTCGCCGTACATTTCAGAATCTAACCAACCACACCAGCTCAGCACTCCATTTATATAAAACAAAACCTTATATTTTTGCATGTTGGTGGTGTATAAATCAAGCAACTGCATAGAGGTTTTACTTATTAAATTTAATTCCGCTCCGCTCCCGCCTATGGTATCAATCCGGCTAATAGGTTCCTGACGAATAACAAAGGGCACCTCCTCCGCTTGCAACTCAACGGCGGCCCCTGCATAATCCACATCATCAATATCAACCCTGTAAGTATTAACGGCCCGCGGGCCTTTGTACTCGTAAAAATATTTTACCGCCATAATTAACGCATTTTGCCCGCTTTACGGTTATAATTATTTAATACTCCTATTAATTTATCCCCCCTTATCTCAAATTCAACCAAACCCACACCGGAGGGGGCATTTTGAGCCATAATGGTTTTTAATTTATCCAATGGCGCTATTACCTCAGGATTTGAGCTGGCCCCTGAGTACTCCCCAACTCTTACCAATGTATCTCCATAAACCACCCCTCCATTTGCTAGGGCTGAAATATTACCCGCTTTGCTTTTTTGGTTGGCAAACATGGCAAGCATGGCCGTTATTCCGGCGGCGGCAATACCTAAACCTATAATACCTTTTGAACTCTCCCCAGCAATAAGGCCAGCAATGGCCTGTACTAATAATTGGTTAACGATTTGTTGACCACTTTTAAGGGCGGCAATGGCTAAGCTTTCAAATGAAAATTGCCCCGTTTCAGCTAATTTTATAAACTCATCCTCAATAGCAACCAATCCGGCCCCTATAATTTGGGCCGCCGCGTCGCCTTGTGCCATTGTTTCCCATAGGGTTAAATGTGTGCGGTTAAGCTCTTTTAGTGCTCTATCGTAAGCTAGGGCATCCTCAGAGCCTTTTTTAAATGGGTTTTTATATTCCTGTGTGCTTATGGTTAATTTTTTGGCATTTGGGGCCTGTTGTGTTTTTGAGGTTGAAAATCTGATTTTTGGAATGGCTTTTTTGCCCTGTTTAAAATCCTCATCAAAACTCAAGCCAGCGGAGGCGGCCACATCACCAACAACGGACATTTTTTCTTGGTGAGAAACCCAATTTTTAAGGCGTTTATTAAGGTATTGCTCAAAATCAAAGCCCTGTTTAATTAAATCCTCATGTTTTTTATCAGCGTACGCCTTGCCAAAGACTTCAATATCTTTCTCATATTGCTCATATAGCTCCTTTTGTTTATTCAAGGCCGCCCTAAAATCCGCGGCATTAAACCCGTCCTCCGTTGTGCCTTTGGCCGTGTCTTGTAAGGTTTTAATTTCTTGTATTTTCTTTTGTATGGCGTTAAGGTCGGACTCATCATAATTTAAAACGGAGAGGCTTTGGAGCTTTTGCCTTATCTCATCCAGCTCCGGAGCGGTTTTGTTTTTCATACTCTCAAACAGCTCCGGAAATTTGGCCGTAACACTTATATAATCCCCTTGCAATTTCTTTACCTCAAGGGAATTTTTACGCATAGCCTCATTCAATTTTTGAAGCTCAGCGCTGGCCTCCTCGTAAGCTTTACGGGCGGCCTCTCGGCCCTCGGCGGTGGTTTCGGTTTCGGTTTCTATCCATTGGCCGCCGCCGCCCCATGTGCCGCCGCCAACGTAGGCGCGGCCCGTGTATGAGGTTTGTGTTAGTTTCTCTTGCCTCTTAAGCTCTGCCTCTACCTCGGCCCGCTTTTTGTCGTTTATTTCCTTTTGATCTAATAAACTTTGTAATAAATCCGCCTTTTGCTGCGCGGTGGCTTTCTTAACTTTATCGGAGTTAATTTCCACGGCGTCGCCGTATTCGTTCATTTTGCTTACAGCGTCCGGAAAAATAGTGCTTAAATCCTTAACTAAGGTATTGTATCTTTCTTGCTCATTAGCGCTTAATTCTTGCTTTGCTTGCAATGCCTCATATTCTGATATTAATTCATCAATTGAGCTCAATTTTGAGGCTTGTTTTAAGCTATTGTTTGAGGCTTGTATAATGTCGTCGGTGCTTTTAGCCTCTTTTTTAAAGGCAAAATAAGCGGCGGTTAACAATCCCATTGCCGCAATAACAGCGGTTAAAGGATTTGAGCTCATGGTTATCCACATGGCACGGGTGGCCGCCGTTACGGCCTTAACTGTTGAACCTGTAAGGGCTAATGTAAGGTTATATGTTCGCGTGGCCGTGGTTAAGGCTCCTTTTACAGCGGCGGAGGCGGTTTCATACACGGTTAGGGCTTGAATACCCACGGCATAATAACCCAGCTCTAAATTAGTGGCAATTACTCCGGCTTTTAGAACCAATATAGCTCCGGCGGCTATACCCGCCCAATCTGTTATATTCTCAAAAATATCATCAATCCGGCCCTCATCAAATGCCTTATTTATGGCGGCGGCAATTTCGCCCATTGTTTTATTCACCTCCTGAGAGGCGGGCATAAGGTAATTACTAATATTTGTATTAACGCGCTTAAGTTGGTGGGCGGTGGTTTCGGCCATACGGTCAAACGCCCGCGACGTGGCCCCCTCTAATCCATTAAAAAACTCGTTATACTGGCCCATTATGGCGGAGCGTTCGCCGCCGCCTAAAGCCATAACCGCGGAAACCCCCTCTTTGCGGCCCAGCTTATTCAATAATTTCTCATAACTCCCGCCCGTGTCTTGATAAACTTGTATCATAACCTCACGGAATGTTTTTCCGGCAAATATTCCGGAGCCGTATTCCTTAGAAATACCAGCAATGGCGGAGGCTATCTGAGTAAAGGCCACGCTCGTAGGTGTACCCTGAGCCGTTAAGGCGGCGGAGCTCTCAATTAAATCCTCATAACCTATATTTAATTTAGAGGCCACGGGCGAAACGTCGGCAATACCGGAGGCCAGCTCATCAAAGCGGGTTTTACCTTTTTCAACCCCTTTAAAAAATACGTCTGAAATGCGGGCGCTCTCGCTGGCTTCCAGTTTCCAAGCATTTAAAACGTTGGTTATACCATCGGCGGCGGTTTTGGTTTCGGTAAGTCCTCCAACGGCGGCCACACTTGAGGCGCGGAGGACATTAAGCCCAGCGGCCCCGTTATGTCCGGCGGAAACAATCTCATAATAAGCGGAGCCCACATCTGCGGCGGCCTCTCCGGCGGCGGAGGAAATACCCAGCATTTGAGCATTATATTGGCCCATCCGTGAATAAACCTCATTTGAAATAGTGCTTACCTCTGTTAAAGCCGTTTGAGCGTTACGGGCGTAATCGGTTGTGTTTTCGCTTAAATTACTAAATACATAACTTAACCCGCGAACTCCAATAAGAGAGCCGGAAAAGGCGAACATTTGGCCCGTTAAATCCTTTAAGCCTCCGGAGGTTTTGCCAATGGATAAAAAAGCGCTGTTAAATGAGGATTTAATGAGCTTGTTATTATGCGTAACATTACGGCCATAACCTCCCATTAAGCTATTAGCCATTCTCATTCCCTGCCTAAATTGCGTCATATCCGCCCTTAAGACGGTCATTAAACTAAAATCAGCCATCTACTTTTTTTTATTTAGCATGTTTCCAAGTGCGGCGGCCATTTTTTGGAGCCGCGTTTTTTCCGCCTCAACGTCTATTTTTTCCGCTTGTTCCTCCGGTTGCGGTTCCGGTGGCTCCCATGAGTCAGGCATAAATTTTTCAATCGGTATAGCCTCCCCTCCGTGAGAGAGGTTAAGGCTGTTATAAATCGAATGGCATACCCAGCCAAAGCGCTCCTGCCACATGTCGCGCGTTTCTGCTATTGCCTCAAAAAAGAGCTCAATCTCATCAAACGTAACACGGTTAAGGATATACTCCGCGGACATGCCACCCTTTACCAGCTCTTTATAGATATAACTAACCGTTACCTCACGGGAGCCCTTTACTCCCCCGTTTTTTGCTGGGCCTCCTCTATGGTTTTTTGCATGGCGCTAAGCGCTTGCTCCTGTACCTGTCTTAAAAATGAGGTGTACTGGCCTAACGGGGCGGGGTTGTCGTCTAGGTAATCCTCTAGCTCCTCCTTAGTCATGGTAAAATTATCGCTCGAATTATTGACATACAGCGAATAAAACAACATGTCCACCATTTCGGTTAAATTCTCGCTCTCCCCAACTTTAAAAGCGTTTTTTCCGGTGCCGCGTTCGTAAGCTAATAAGGTTTTTAAACCCTGTTTAACTTTTAATGTTTTTCCGGCTATTTGTACAGTAGTTTTAGGTATTTTCATTTTACTAAGTTTTTAGGTTAAACGGCCACATAATCAAATATTTCAAGGGCTCCCTGACCACTCAAAGAAAAACTATATGTTGACTCGCTTTTATCCGGAGCGTTAAAACTAAGCTTTGTAATTAAAGCGCTACCTTTTAGGTATTTGGTGCCGTCCACCATTTCCAAGCTTTCGCCCACTTTTTCCTTTTGACCTAATACCACGGCAATAGGTGTTTTTGCATCCTTAAGCTCTTTTAACTTAAAATAGTCTTGGTCTGCAAGCCATGAGGCCAAACCGTCGGCGCTTATGCTCCACTTGTCTTTCACGGGTATTTCTTGCACGGCGTCGCCGTCGTCTTTACATGTTACCTCTTTTGTTTCAACCGTTTCCTCCAATTGGTGAGAGGTGGTTTGTAAAATAGGCTTAAATGTGCCGTTATCATCCCAAAAAAGGATTAAATCCGTACCCTGTTTAATTGTTGTTGCCATAAAATGAATACTTTAAAATGAATGAATGAATACTTTGAATTAATTATAATTGAGTGCGAATTTGAAACACCAAAACACACATATAAACATTTTCTTTCTGCATATATTCCCCATCATCAAAGGAATCTATTAGCTCAATATCAATAACATTAACCCCAGCAATAAGGCCGTTTTTTGTATCGATTGCGGAGCGTATAGCCTCACCTAAATCTATGGCCCCGTCATACGAATCTGAATAAGCGGAAATAACCACTATTGAGCTGTCATTTAACCACTCATTCCGCATGTATTTAGCCTTTGTTTTGTCGCGGTGAAAAACGACATATGAGCCGGAGAATTTTTCCGGAACTAATACCGCGGCAATCTGAGCACTACTCAAGGCCATAACCTGAGCATCTGCTTTCATGAGGTTTACGGCGACTTTACCAACTGAAATCATACCCCGTATTTTTTAACTTTTCGTTTAACATGGTTACTTAATGCTATTCTCATGTCTTGCCTTATGCGGCTTTTCATTTCTTGCTCACTCTCCTCAATGGCATCCGTAAAAAAGTGCGTGGCCTTTATGCGGCCCGTACGGTGGTAAACTCCGTTTTTTGTATAGCCCCGCTCTTTGGTTCCTTTGTCGTAAATATGGGCCAGCTGGCCCATGTGCGGACGGCGTGCCCTTGCGCCTACTTTAAGCCCTATTTCTTGCTTATTGAGCGGCTTTGTGCCGATTGATGAACGTATTTTATCCGGAGAGCCTAACCGCTGTTTAATATTGCGGCGGGCTTTGGTTATTAACGGACGGGCGGCCCTGCGATATGCGGCCACAAATACAGAGCGAAACTCACCATATGACAACTCCCTAAAAAGCTCATCCGCCTCCTTAATGCCTGTTATTTCAACGTATTTACGCTTATTGCTCATTTATCCGGATTGCTGTAATTATTTGCTCTCTTAGTGGCTTAGGTTCATCAATATCAATAATGTTAAAGTTTTGGCCCTTATATACAAATCTCCAACTCGATTCAAGCTCCGCCATGTACCGGAGGCGAAATTTTATTATCTGTTGTGGCCGTGTGCCCTCCTTAAAAAGCTCCTCCGTGCGGAGCTTAAGCTTTTCGGCTTTTATGTTTCGATGCAATGAATAGCTTACTTTGCCGCCTGTTCCATATTCTGAGGGCTGCTCAATGGGTTTCATCATATCCAGCCTATGCCTCAACTTGCCCGCCTGTATCATATCACCGGATGAATTTGAAAGAGTTTTATAATGGTTTCCGCGGTTTCCGGAACGGTGTTAACAATGGTGCCAGTTACCACCATATCCCTATTTTCAAAGTAATGATTGATTAAATACATTACCCCTTTTATAAGGAGCTCCGGCAATTTTCCGGCGGCATATCCGGCCTTATAGGTTACAGTTACCGCATTTAAAAGCCCATCCGTTACGGGCCAGCCTGTGCGGTGCTGTATGCGGGCGGGTGTGCTTACATTATCAATTACCAGCTCATTAAGTGGTATTTCCTGAGTAGCCCCGTCTCTATCTCTATACTCCACTTTTTCAACTTCAATTAACGGGCATTTTAGGAGCTCAATTTTATTATCAAATCGATCATTAACGTAAACCATCCGCGACTCATTCAATAGTAAGCCCGTGCTCTCCTCTATGCGCTCACGCGCGGCCACAATACACAAACTCAGATAATTATTATATTCGTCGTCCGCTGGGTTGTTGGGGTCTAGCCCTAAGGCTATTTTTGCCTCATTAACACTAACCAGCTCCGCTCCTATTACCTCAATTTTTTTGTATGCCATTACTCAGGATTATAAAACGGAGCGACCGGAGCCGCTCCAAAAAATTAATTACTAAACAGAAAGAGCCTCAATTATTTTCTCAGCTGTGGCCTCACCTATGCCCTCCAAATCAACCAAATCCTCCACGGCCTTAACTTTTTCAATGGTATCAATGCCCTGAGCTATTAGCTTGTCGCGGGCTGGGAAATCATCCGGCAAAGTATCTCCACCAGCTCCGGCGGAGGATTGCTCCGGCTGGGCCTCTTTTTTAATAAAAAGATGGGTTTTATCCGTGGCTATTTCCTCGCTTTGATCTTCTGATTTTTTGGCATATCCGGCCTTTATCCAGCTTGCGGCTACATTCTCCGGAACTCTTAAAATCTGGCCTTTGTGGGCGGTATCTTTTGCGCCTATCAATAGGCTCGATTGAATAATAATGTTAACTTTTTTCATTGTCTTTGTTAATAATGAATAATGAATAATGAATAATGAATTAAAAAACGGAGCGACCGGAGCCGCTCCGCTCCCTTAAACCAAGTAAACCCTAAAACTACTGTACAACCAGTTTTTTAATTGGGGAATGGCCCGCATTAATCGGCTTGCCGTCAAATCTCATAAATAAGTTATAAGCCACTTGGTTTTTTGAGCGTAAAAACTCGCGGTAAACATGCATTGTTTTAACGCGGCGAATAACATAATTTTCAAGGTCGCCAAATACTAAAGGCACGTTTCCGGTGGCTACATCATCCAAATCCGGAGTGATAACAATAGGATAGCCTAGCAACGTTTCAGGCGAACCGTCGCGTAAACTTTTTTGATATAAATAATTCCCCTCATTATCCTTTAATTTTCGTAAGGCCGTGCGGGTTTTATCGTTCATCATAAAACATGCATTTTTACGGCTCTCAGCTCCAACACTACCCTCCAAATCTAGTACATCATCAGCGGCCAAAACGCCCACCGCGTCGGTGGTTTTTCCGGTTTCAACGGTTTTTATTCCGGTTGGCTTTTCGTTTCCGTCGGCCTGTACTGCATCTTTCATAAATTTACGCACAATTGCCCGCGGCATTTCTTTAACTAGCTTGCCCTCAATATCATACTCAGCGTCATCTATTAACGTCCTATCTATTGTAATGTCCCCCGTTGTGTAATCGTATGCGTTAAGGGTTATGGAGTCCATGACTGGCTCTAATCCATCGCCCGAATCGGCCCCCTTAGCAACAATTTTCCCCTCCATATCGCGGGCGTTCCATGTTGGAATTTTAATAGGGTTTCCGGTGCCTGTTTCCTCCTTGCCGCATTTCTCCATAAAATCATTAGCCTTATACAACGCCTCTATAATTTTACTCCTAAAATCTGTTGCAACGGTGGCCCCTGCGTTAGTGTCGTAATCAATAAGGCGATGTTCTTCATCGCTAAGCGCCCGCTCTCCATAACGTAAATACTTGTCAAATGCCGCGCGGTACTCCTCAGCGCCTTGCTTTTCATCTAATTTACGTTGTTGCTCATCTTCTTTTTTCTTGCGGGCTCCCACGCCTAATAATTGCGCTTGCCTCAAGCTTTCTAAATTACGGAGCTCCTCCCTAATCTCGTTTGAGCGCTTTTGTAGGTTTTGCCAATCCTCATCATCTTTTAAGGCTCTTTTCTCCTCTTTACAAAGGGTAAAACGGGCCTCCATTTTATCGGCAATGTCGCGGCCCTCCTCTTGTAGTGCCTTAATTTGGTCGTCTACATTGGTTAATAATGCCCCAGCGGCGGCGCTCATCACTAAGCCTCCGGCGGCTAATTGTGGGGTAAGGTCAAAAACTCCCATTAAATCAAGTCCGGCCATTATTAAGGCAAACGCCAACATAAAGCCCAACCCATGCAAAATAATTTTTTTCATCTTTTGAATACTTTTTGAATGAATGAATACTTTGAATTATTAATTAAATAGCTGTTTGTAATAACATACTATATTTTCAGCCTCACGGAGCTCCTCATTGGTATTGCCCGCCCGTTTTTCGCGGTAAGCCTTAAGCCCCTCAAGGGCTGGCTCAGCGTCCCTTTTTTCAACACTTGAGCCGCCATATGCCGGACGTGTAACGGGGGCCACATCGGTTACAATTTCAAACTTTTTTATTGTGCGGAGCTCTTTTCCGTCGGGTAAGGTTTCCCAATTATCCTCCTTAACCCAAAAGGCAAATGAGGACTTATCAACATCGGCCCGCTTAATCAATGTAAGCCAATCATTGCCCTTTGTTGTTGGGGTAACGTCGCACTCATAAAATAAACCGTCATTCCGGAGCTCAAGCTTTAACGTGCCGTTAGATGTTCGCCCTAATAGCTCATTATTATCATGGTTCCCGCGGCAAACTACGTCCGACAAATCAACGCCCTCAAATGCTCCGGAGTCTATAACTTCATAAAAGGAGCCAAACATTAACTCACTCCGCTCATTGAATCGGCAAGCATAGCCACCAATTAAGCGGCTTTCACCCTCTCCCTCAGCGGCGGCGCGGTATTCCACGGGGGCCGTTATAATACGCCTCTCCGGTTGGTTATTAATCTTCTTCTTTACCGTCATTATCAGCATTTATTTTTGTGGTGGTATTAACAGGAAAGCGGAGTTTTGCGGCGTCGCCTCCCATTTTGAAATAATCTAAATATTCGCGGGCCTCATCGCTTGAAAGTATGCCGGAATTAACCAGCTTAGACAAGTACTCAGCAACGCTTTTCATGTCGCCCTTAATTAACTCCGTTAAATCATGACGTATTACATGGCTCCCTTTTTCCTTAAGCTCGAAAAGGCTATGTTCATACGACGCCTCAATACGACGGCACCAAATGGCCACGGTATCAAGTACCCACTCAATATTTTGATGTTCAATATTATTATTAGTTGAGCGGCCAAGCTCAAATAATTTGTGAGGTGGAATACCTAAAAAACGGCCTATTTCAGTAATGGAGAATTGCCGACTTTGTAAGAGTTGGGCGGCCTCTGCTAATAGTTCAAATTGATGATATTTGGCACCCGCTGGAATACCTCCGGTTTTGCCCGTTTTTTGCATCCCCGCGCTTTTTTCGTTCCAAGTATCTAAGTAAGATTTGATTTTATCAGGGTTTGAGAATTTCTCAGGAAATTCAATAACCCCGCCCATGTGTGCATTATTCTTAAAAAAATCGCTTGTAAATCGGTCTAGTGTAAGCCCCTGCTCTCCTACGCGCTTGGCAAATCTGAGCGGACTAATGCCCTTTATACCATCAAACCCCATGCCCGCAACATGCAATATATTTAACTGTGTATCAGGCTTGCCATTGATAAAGTAGTAAATATTATAATCTCGCTCATCATCCACTAAATAAGGGGAGACAATCTCCGGAGCAACACGGCGGAGCCCTATTGTTTGGCCTCTCAGGTCGGTTATTTTACGCGCGTAACTGTTACCATCCGACCAAATTAAGTCCATCATCATAGACTCACGGAAATTAAACGCCGGAGTAATATGATTAGTTGAAACATTAAACAACGACTCAAAACGGTGTTTACGGTCTATTATTCTGTCCCCGTCGGCGTCCACTTTGTACACATGTACAGGGAGGCGGGCAATGGTTCCGGCCAGTAGGTTAACGCCGCGATAAAGGGCGGATAATTGCAAACCTGTTTCTTTTGTGAGTGTTTCACCCGTGTACATCTCAAAGAAATCATTAAAGCTCATCACCGACCCATTAAAGCCCACGGCTCCGGTCAATGAATCCCCGTTAATCATTCGCGTTTCCTCGGAGGTACTTTCCGGAGCGGGCGAAGCGGCGGAGCGCTTTTCTGCTCCGCCTGTTCCTAACCAATTAAATAAACCCCCTAGCATTTGAATACTTTTGAATGTTTGAATACTTTGAATAAAGCCCAGCGGGAACGGGGCAATTATTGATTAAATTTTATTTTACATTAATCCGGCCCGTTATTATTTTGCCTTTTCTTCATCATATTAATCAACTCATCCGCGTTATCCTCATTATTGACAGCTGAGCGAAACAATGAGGCGCGGGCGGATGGTGTAAGCCCAAACTCCGTTAACATGCGGAATAATCGTTTTGCTGAATCGCTCATAATATCATATTCCGGACGTTTTTTAATTTGTTTTCCATCCCTTGAAATATTTGTATAAGTGGTGCCTCTTACCTGTTTTGAGTCGGGGTCTTTTGAGTTAATAAATTTGTATGCATCGTACCAGCTTTGGAAAGCCTCAGAAACTAAACATATTGCCACTTCGTCAAGTTGGGTAATAATTTTATTAGAAATTAAAAGAGAGCTTAATTGATCGTGAAATTTTCGGGCCTGACCTTTTAAAAAAGTGGGCGTTTTCAACTCCTCAAGCTTTTCCATGTTAAGCCTATCTTTGTGCCCCTCTCGGCTCTCCTTTAATGTGCCTCTCCTTTTCTTAACTTCCTCAGGTAATGACTTCGCCCCCTTGCTTGTTAATGTCATATAATCACTCTTTTAAAATTAATCTTATACGGGTAATAACATCATACGGGCCCACAAGTGTTAAAGCTATTCTTTTTTCTCCGTAAATACTATCCTCAACAATATCACGGGCCGGAATCCATGCGCCCTCATAGAAACCCTCGTAAAAATCGGAAAAATCCACATTTGTAAATTTTATTTCCTCCTTTTCATTGTTTAAAATGAAAGTTGCCGTACGGGTAAGCCTTACCTCTTTCAAAACGTTTTGCGTAATATCTAAGAGCTCATACTTATCAAAATATTGCTCCTGAGCTGGGGCGGGGGTTTCCTCTTTATCGCATCCAGCAAGCAAAACAACGGCAACAAATAAAAATGCAATCTTTTTCATAATAAAAATATATAGGTTAGACATTTAAAAGCGCCTTAAATTTAGCCCTTAAATCGTTTGCACCCTCATTATATGCGGCTTTCTTATTTTGAGAAACAATAAAATTAATGGCTGTATATAATGAGCTATTATCAAAACCTTTAAACTCAGGCCCGCTTTTAAATCGCGGGCATCTGAAAAGTAATTGATTTTCGGGGTTGTTCTCACGTTCATAATGTGTAAATAATTCTATAATATCCGCGAACGTTTCCGGCTTTAGAATAAAATCTTTAAGGCGGAGGTATGAATTAGACTGGCTCATCTGTTAGCTCCTCCTTAAGAATTTCAAACATTACCTCAATTATGCGGCTTTGGCTTACTTTCTTTACTGTGTAATCAATAGTAAAATCTTTACTCCATTGTTTAAATACATCAATAGCCTCCTTTGGAGAATTTGCAGCAATCAAACAGCGCAAAGAATGAGTTTTTAATTTTCCGTTGTCGTCCTCTCCGACATAAGAGGCCGTAAGGTTTTGAAAATAATCTTTTTCCTCTAAACAAATAATTTCCTCAAGGTTGCACGGCGTAATATTTAAAAGCCGCCATTCTTTAAATGAGTTTAACTCCGCTAAGCGGTGGGCCTGTTCCTCAGCTTCGCCAAAAGTTGCCGCACTACAAAGGTAATGCTCATTTTGTACCTTGTCTTTTCCGGTCATATCATCAATAACCGACCTTTTAATTTTAATCTCAAATAACATGTTTTGAATACTTTGAATGAATACTAAAATATAAATATACTCTTTATTTTTTTAACCGTCCAAGTATTGGACTTTTTAACCAACTCAATTAATTTAACAATAATACACCTCTCAAATGGAGGAATGAGGCTCCGAAACTGCACACAAAAAAATGAAACCACGGGGACGGTTCCGGAGCGGAGCCCTTTAAGGAATTACCCCCCTATCCCCCTTTGCTTCTTAAAATATTGTCTCACAATCTTTTTGGTAAATAATCGGCCACGTTTAGAGCAAAAGGCCGTAGACATGCGGACCCGTAAATATAAGCTCATACTTAGATGTTCAATAAATACATTCATTCTCGGACATCTCCCCTCGTTATGCTTTCGTTTATTATTGTTTTTAGGCATTTTTTAAAGTGTATTATTGTTTAGTTGATTGATTGCAAACAACTGTATTTATTAACTATTTTATTGTCTTAATTGAGCTCTATTAAAGTTGTATAGTTTGCCGCAATTACTACACAATACCTCGGCTTTTACTTCATGAGCTTTACGGCATTTGCAAAGATTTTCTTTATTCTTCCTTAATAATATATTGCAATGTTTATCTATATCATTAAAACCCCTTAGAGAGCGTGCCGCGTCGGTGTGTTCAATTGAATTAAAACGCTTATTGTTTGCATCTGTTATTTTAAAGACCGGATAACGCAACTCATTGAAACCATAGCGGGCGTTAACATGTTCATTAAAATCATTATAATCCTTAGCTATTACAATGATTCTCCTAAGTGGCTTTGTTGGGGCTTGGTTAACTTTCCAGCTCCGGCCTTTTGTTGTTGGTATGTATTTATTTTTTTTCATTTTTCTTGCAGTTATGGCATAATACATTTATATACTCCTTTGATCTATCAGGCTTTAAATGGTGTCTATTGCATCCGTGACATAAATAATAATAAATGTTTTTAGGTTCCTCCTTTTCTTTGTTCGTGGACTTTATAGCAAAGCCTTTCCTCATTTCGTTTGCCATAATTAGAAAAGGCTCATTTGTTGGGCGTCGGTGGTTTGGTTCCCTTTTCTCTTATCAAAAGGATAATTAACAGGGGGGCGCAACTGCTGGGGCGCTGGTTCCTCCTCAGGTTCCGGAGCTGTACAACTAACGGGGGCCGCTGGTTCCTTAATTAGTTCCTCCTCAGGTTCCGGAGCTGTGTAATTGACGGCGGCGTCATGCTCTGCCTCTGTTACGCTGTGAGGTATTGCAGAAATATTTTGCTTATATGCTGGGGCACCTATGGCGGCGGCTTTTTGGGCGTTTGTTCCGGTTACAGGCTGGCCGCTGTAATACTCACTATAATAAACATTCATAGGAGAAAGCCCATAATCCTTAAGCGTGGCCCGTTGCTTAAATCTCTCATATTCTACGGAGGAACTCTCTATTAATTCAATAGATGGGTTTTTACATGCCTCAAGGAAACCCTCAAGGCGGGGCAATGTCCAATTAAGGAAAGTATTAGGCCAATGCCTTAGGCTGGTTGCAACTACTGAGCCAGCGCGGAAATAAAGTAATAAATCAAAGATAGGCGGATTTGAAACCCGCACGGTTGAAAAGTGTTTTAAGTCCATAATTTGAATACTTTGAATGATTGAATACGATGTTATTTTAACAGCTGGGCCAATGCTTTTCCAGCTTTATTCTGATAGTGTTTAAGCTCCTCCGCCATACGTGTATATATTTGTGTTATTTCGGTTGAGCTATGCCCTAAGTATAGCGATACATCAAGCAAATCAAACCCATCCATTATAAGCAACACCCCCACGGTATGGCGGAGGCTATGGGCTGTTATTCGCTTTGAGTCTATACCAATGCGGCGGAGGCGGCCCTTAACCATGCGGCTTATGTTATCGCTGGTTAATCGATTGCCTTGATATGACTTTGCAAGGGCATGAGAGACAAAAAGGGGCTTATTTGGTTCAATATCTCCCCTCATTGATATATAATGCATAACAGCGGAGAAAATCTCATCTGTTACGGCTACAAAACTATTTTTATAAAGCTCTCCTTTTCTTTGGCACATTATCCCTCTAATGAGGCCCTCCGGAGTATCTTTATTAATTAAATCTTCATAATTAATACGGGCCACCTCAATAGTGCGGAGGCCACGCATACCCAAAAGGCATAATATAGCCTTATCGCGGGAACCTATAAGCGTTTTATTGTCCGTTGAGTTGATTAAGTCTTTAAGCTGGGCCCGTGTTAATACGTCCTTTTTATAGCCTTTGTATTTTGGCACGTTGGGAATACCTCTCCCAATATCCCGCCCCCAGCCTTGCTCATCCAGCCATTTATAAAATTTCTTAACTGTAATAAGGTAAGATAGCGCGGTTGTATCGCTTTTACTTTCAATTAAATGAGCTCTGTATTGGAGGAGCTCCGCCTTACCAAAATTATAAACGCCGGAGGTTAAGCCAGTAGCCCAGCGGAAATATAAAATTAAATGCCGTTTATAGGCTCGTTTTGAGGCTGGTTGTACAGATTGAACGCTTAAAAATTGTTTAATCAATGTACTTATAGGGGTCGAAACTGTTATCATTGTTTTTCTGTTTGCTTTGCTTATACCCGTGGCTCTCTTTACCACTCTTTCGATTATGGTGTCGTGAGTACATGCTTTGCAGATTATCCATATCTAACGGCTCTCCCCATTGGCCGCCCTCTGTGTCGTATGGGTTAGCTGGGTTAATCCGCTGTATATGGTCTACCATGTTGGCACCGTATGGCATAAGAGAGGTTTTACACTCCTCACACTCACAAAACGGGTTAAGCGTTAATTTTTCAGCTCTTAAACTTCGCCAAGCCGGAGACTTATAAAACCAGTTGTTTTTTGCGCGTCTATTTTTAAAAGAGTCCTTTTTTTCGGGCTCATAACTCCGGCGGCGGGGTGGTGGAATGTATGCCACTATAACAAGCCTTTTGAGTTGCAATACTTAAGAAAATCCACAACATCGCAACTAAGGCGGTTATTATCCTTAGTCATTGGAATATCTTTTTTAATGCGCTCAAGGTGTCGGCGTGTAATGTTTAACAGCTTGCAAACAGATTTTGAATCTAGGCGGTTTTGAGTGTCCGCCAATTTATAGGCCATCATTGCTAAATGTCCGTTATTAAGACAATTAACTAATGTATTTACAGTTTCGCTTAGGGAGTCAATTTTTAACTCCAATCTTTCGGGGGTGGTCATAATTTGAATACTTTGAATTGAATAC